ATCTCCTCAATGGATGCCTTGATAGACTCCTCAACTTCACCCTTAACATTGTCAACAGATGCCTTGATTTCTTCAATCTTCTTCTCATAGTCTTTCAGTTTCTCGTCAAGACCTGCCATAATGCTATCGATGATTTCTTTCTTTTCCTGTTCATTCATCTTCTTATCACTCCTATTCTTTTTCTCCATGCTTGCTGCAAGGGTTTCAATAAATGTATCACTAAATGCTGCACAGTTCTTCCAAAGGATTGCACATCCTGCGCCCTGGAACTCATCCATGAAAATCGTAGTGTCATCTTCATGTGTATTCGTCGGATACCACTCAGCACTAAAACCAAGCGAATCTGCACCATTTACAATCATGAATGCTTCTTCTGGGAACTTGTCCTTCCAAATGACCATTTCTGCCATCAGGTTGTCATCTTTTGCTTCAACACTACGGATATAACCAATGTTTGTCTCGCCATGTCCCGTAAATAAATCAGTGCCATCTGCAAAGAAACCTTCTGGATACGTACAATTCAACGGCATACCAACAAACGAATCCGCGCATTTCTTAATAGATTCCGACGTAAACACTACGAGCTTCCCATCTGAACCGCACGGCGCACCCGTCGATGCCTTATCAATTTTTGCAATGCATCCTTTAATAACCATCTTACCGAGTTCCGAGGACATTGTGATGTTTGTCATGGAACTCCTCATCAATTCTTTCTTGTTCAACCACTATCACCGTCCTTATCTGAACCAGTATCATCCTTTGTATTATCCTTCAAATCGCCAACGCCATTGAAGCCGCCGCCATTTGCCAAGCCAAGGTCAACATTGATATTCGCTGTCTTTTCAACGTGCGTCATATTGGCGTACTTAGAAGTGCTTTCCTCATATCCAGAGAGAGCGCGGAACTCATTCTCTGTAATAAGATCAGCCTTGTATTCATTGACAAGACGTGTACTCTTTGCTGTCTTTTGGTTCTCGCTATCCTCATGGATAAAACGGAAACGCAATATGCCACCAAGTCCCATCTTTGCAATGACATAGTTATTATACAAATCTTCAAGAAGATAAGCGTATGGTTTAATCGCACCTTCGGTCATGGAATTATCACGATCATCTTCTGTGCTTCTATCGTTCTGAATCGTGATACCAAGTTCTTCTGGTGGAATACTGAATGACATAGCAATAATCTTCGTGAGTCTGTCAATCCAGTCAATACCAAGGTTATCCTTGTTGATACTACGAATCTGACGAGAGTCAATCTCTGTGCTGCCAACAATCGGGATATGTCCAGTTCCTTCAATCTCATTGTTCATGTAGTCACGGAACTTATCGATTTCCTCTGGCTTTGCATTGCGAAGTCCAATGAGGAACGATGAAGTTGTATTTGTTGCAATGTCATTGGCTCTTGCACACGCTTCAATATAGTCACTGATATATTTGTATGCATATCGCACAGGAGAACAGCCATAGTGCGTGTCTGTGAAGTTCTGTCGTGTTCCGTAGAAGATATTGTCTGCCGTGAACTTCTTTACGCCATCTCCCTGACTCTGTACATAGCGGAATCCATGCGGATTTGTGTAATCCCAAGGCTCAAGCAGCTTGATCGTTCCTGCGTCAACAGGATACAGATATACTGGATGATTCCCATCAGATGACTTGACAGATTCAACGACCATCGCATCTAATACCAGTGCATCATCCATGATTCTCTTTGTAAAACTGCGCCGACTATCAATGATATTCGGATGTTCAATCACATTCTGAATCACGGCAATCTCTTTGGTGTATTTCCTACGTCCAGGAGCAATGACATCAATCGTGTACGGCATAGATGACACGGCATCGCTGATGATATTCATGGCTTTCCGTACAACAGGTTCACGAGAAAGATTACGAAGTCTACGCTTATCAGGAGGTGGAAGCACCATTTTCCTTGTCTGCTTCCCGTTCGGGATATTCATGCCATAACGGTCAGTCCAAAGAAGTTTCATGGCAGGAATCTTGGATGCTAAGAATTTCTGTAGTTTATTCGTTAGTTTCACCCCCTAACTTCTGTAAAGTTTCACCTAGTTGTTTCATAGTAAATCTTGAACCATTATTATGCGTTACATTGCCTCCAAAGCTGCCAAACGAGAATTTAGCAACAGATGACTCAAGCATAGGCTGTAGTGCCATATGTAATGCGTCAGGGCAATCATCGTGTGTTCTAGGATACATACGAAGCTGATATAGTAATAACGTTTGGTCTTTCTTGAATTTGATATGACCTTGACGAATATGCGGTGAAAGACTTTCGATTCTCGTTGCTTTCCTGTCTTTACCCATGTGCATAACATCAATCCATTCAAGGTAAATACCAGAGTCTATCAGGTCTTTCTGCAATGTCGTTGAGAAGAACGCCTGGAACTGGTTGGTTTCACATACGATCTTCGGACGATACTTATAGTATTCAGCAATGATGTTCTTTGCATCCTCTATGAGTTTATCGCCGCTTCTCTTTTTCGCGTCACATTCAAGGACATAGAAGTAATTGTCCATGCCACGAGCAAGTACAAGGATAACAGAGTAATCCGCACTGCGTTTCGTACTGATAGCAGGGTCTAATGCAATGTTGATTTCCTTGATGTCAGGCGGTTTTTCATAGAAGTTATTCTCTAGCCATTCTGTTTTGAAAATACGAAGGTTTTCGGTCATTGGGTCGTTCTGATATTCGCTTGCAAACGACTCCTCGGATTCCAGACGTTTTTCCATGAGATACAAGTATTGGTCTTTTCGTTGGTCAGGCCATAGTACCTTTGTGTCTTTCAGCATTTCTTCCTTATGGTCATAGTAGAATTGCTTTGCGTCTCGATAAGAGTTATCTCCACGAGACAGGTCTGTCATAATGCTTTCCCATGTTGCCCAAAGCTCACTTGGCGAAAACTCAATGACTGCCTGGAATCTCTTGCGCTCCCACGATGCAAACCGTGCTTCTGTCAATAAACGCCACAGAACAGAATTATAACTGAGCACTGTTCCGATGAAAATCGCATCACCATCAACGGAAAGCATTGGAATAACATCTGCTGTCAACCAGTGCTCTAATGCATCAACCTGAGTTGGACTATCAACTTCCTCTTGAGATTCCATATCATCAAGCAGTGCTAAATCAGGCCTTGTTCCGCCGAATTGAAGTCCGCGTAACTGTGCATTGGCACCTTTACAGATGATATAGACACCAGTACGAAGAAGTAACTCTTGTGAGTTCCACAGAGAGTCATTCTTAATCATACCGAAGTCACGTTTAATCAATGGGTTAAATTCAATCGCATCACGGATATTCAAGATGAACTGTTTGGCAACAATGGCTGTCGCAGAGATGATGACAATGAATTTCTTGTAGCCATACAATGCACACCAAAGGACAAACGCAAAGGAAGTCAAGGTTGACTTTGCATGTCCACGAGGAGATGAAACGCAGACCTTGTTCTGTTCATCTCGATGGTTGAAGATAATGTCTTCGTATTTATGGATGAGCCATTTATGAAAGGCTTCACTCCACGGGGAGCTAAAGTAATCACTCAGGTAATATTCACAGAAGAACTGGAAGTCATGTGCTGCTCTATCCTTGGGCGACTCTTTTTCCCCTTTGCGTCTAAGGGATTCGCCAAAGATTTCCTTCATGATGTCATTCTTAGGCAATCTCTAGCACCTCCCTTTATAACTTATACTTATTAATATGTCTTTTGATTGCAGAGTATCTTGTATCTGTATAGAAATCCTGTGCCCTGTACCATTCTTCCCAGTCATGCCGTAGTTTGCTATGATTACAATCAGAGCAGCTAGGGACGATATTTTGAATCCTATCGACAAGCTCTGGGTGTTCTTTACTAAGAATCGTTTGAGGAATGAGATGTTCTGGAAGCAACGGCTTTTCCTTGCCACAATATGCACATTTTCCATGAAATTCCTTGACGATCTTATTCCACTCTACGGTGTTGCTGTCGAATCCACCCAAGTGAACCCAGGAACCTCTTTCGCTCCTAACAATGGTATGTGACTGAACACCAAGGATAAACTCCTTGATTTTCTTCATTGGGATGTTCTGTAAAATCCAATCACGGACTGTAATGTTGATTCGACTGCTGTATGGAATGGCGACGCCAATCCAATTGCCAATGGAATCATAGAATCCTCTCGGTGTATCGTCACCAGTCACGTCCTTGTAGATTGACTTGAGATTATCAAGCTGATACCTTGGATTTACCCAAGGACGAATCACACCGGCTTCATTGAGATCATGACGAAGTGCCGTGAACTCCTTATCGATACAGGTAATGGATTTTGCTATGTCGTAGCGGTGAAGAACACGTAGGCATTCATTGGACTTATTGCGTATACTTGTCATCATCAGGACAAATCCATCACGAGAGACAAGATATGAGGTTCGTTTTTTACCTTGTGTATCCTTATAGCAAGACTCAATCGAGTCCATTGTGTATTTACGTACTTTTTCAAGGATGTCTTTATGACGAAGATGTAAATCCCATGCTAATACACGGCTATCCATGTAGATGTTGCCATGAACGATTACCGTGTCTTGTACTGCATAATTTCCTTCTTCGCCCATTTCTTATCCTCTCTGTTTTTTACTGTACGTCTAACGTCTTTCCCTTTTTTTACATGGTTCAGACGCCTATTTTTCTCCTCCATCGACATAACGTTCACTCCTTAAATGTTTGATGGTGCAACTTCACGTAATGCTTCGCAGAGAATCGGGTCTTGTCGAAGCATATCTTTGAGTTCTTCATACTGATCTGGTGTAATCCATACAGATACCTTTGCCATTACCGTGCCAATAATACGAGATACCGTCTCATACTTATATACCTTCTCTTGTATCTCACCAATGGATGCCGTGAGGGTTTGACGGCGAAGCGTGAGTTTATCCAATGAGTTAATCATGGTACTCAAGTCTTTTACATTGACAGAACCTTTGCCAACCTGTTTGTTCATCTCGTCAAGCTGTACAGAGATAATATCAAGAGCCGTATTGATGTCATGGAGAGATTTACAATTCTCTCTATAGACATTCACAGCTTCATCCGTGGACTCCTCGGAGACATCGCCGCCAAGACCGTGGTCTCTACAGTAACGCGCAATAGAATTGTGTGAAATCTTATAGTTATTCGGGATGAGTCCAGGCGTGTTATTGATATAGTCCGTCAATTCACGGTAACTCATGCCCTGCATACGCTTTTCACGGACAATATTTGTCAGATTGTACTGTTCAACCAATGTCATGCCCGCAGCTTCAAAATGAGGATGATCTGCCCGATTGATTCTTGGTGGCGGTGGCGTTGGATGCTTATTTGACATAAAATTTCCCCCTTGTTTTTCCTGTAGGATAAACTATATGCGTCAACGGAGAAACAATGAGTGTATCGTCTAGCTAGACGACACAGATGGAAATAATCAAGTCTTTTTGATTTTCCTATTGTAGTTTTTCATTCTGTCAGATGCTTTTTTTCGTTCATCCTCGGTATACTTCCTACTTACTCGTTTAGTTCGGAACGACAATAGCTTCTTATCAAACTCATAGTACGCCGCAATAGGTTTTCCGTTGACGTAGTCCTGCTTAACTCTCTTGTGAATCTTGTCCAATTTTGTCATCACCGTAGAGTCTGTTGTGTAGACATGGCATACCGTGCCATTACGGTCAAACTGAATTACCGTCTCTTGTTCGTCCGTTGGTACAAAATAGTCATCCATATATTGATACCTTTCAATGTGTTATTCTAAAAAATGGAAAAGCCTGAGTGTCGTGAATCGCGGCTATTCAGCCAAGTCCAGTGTACTCTATTATAGGGCATCTGGAGTTCACGGTGACTCAAGCAAAAAATCAAATGGAGCTACCAGCAGGAATTGCACCCGCGTCCATGGTGTACAAGGCCATTGTTCTGCTTATTGAACTATGGTAGCATGATGAAACCGTAGGATGGATTTGAACCACCATAAAGGAACAAGATGCGCTAGAAACACCTCGGTATGTACTTTCCTTGCTCTAGCCGTTGTGAAGGTCTTTACGTCATGGCATAATACCTTAACACATTGAGCTACTACGGTATGAAAACAGGAGCCGCCAACAAACGACTCCAGAGACTCGATTCCGCATTGTCGCGGACGAGCTAAAAAGACATGAAAAAGGAGTCGGCATTTTACCGACCCCATGTGTGTCAATCAAAGTTCCAGTTCAGGATAAGCGACTTCCCATGCCTTAACATGGTATGTATTGACTTCTCCATAGTTTGCATCGAAGATTTTCTTTACACCAATCCCAATGTCAGCCGATGCCTGTTTGAGTTTGCGCCACGAAATGCTTTTCCATGAAATATCATTGAGTTTTGCAACGCGCTTAATGGAATACCATTCTTTGCTGTAGTCCAGCTCTGCCTGTAAGCGTTCTTTCTCCTGCTTTTCTTTCTTGTACTCCGTGAGTAATTTGATGCAGGAATCAGGATCATTAAGCATCATGTCAATGACACTCTGCTTTGCATACAGGCCATGTTTACGAATGTCAGGAAGAACTTCATGTGTAACCCAATGTTTGAACTTCTTGGCTGTAGGGAGTTTACTGCCAAAAATCAGGGCATATACACCGGACTCACTGATAAACCAATTATCCTGACGCCCAAGTTTATTCTGCATTTCCTTTACCGAACTAAAGAGTTTTAGCATTTCGCTACCACGCTCCGACCTAAGGAATTTATCCTCGCAATCAACATGGTCATGAACAGCTTCATTTGGGTTCTTGTATCCGAGAATATCCGCTACATCTTTCCCAACGAACCAAGGCTCATTGTTGATAATAACAGTGCGAACCTTGCCGAACTCTGGATTGTTAAAAACCTGTAATACATTGTTTTCCATATAACACCATACCTTTCAAAGAAACATTCCTTATTCTCGACAACAATCACAAGACGTTAACCTTGCTTTTGCTATAAAATAACGGCGAGCGACAGGGAAGGAATGGTAAAACCTGTCAATGGGGAGCTACCCCGACTCGCCGGTATAAACAAATAAACATAAAACTACACTGGAAAATAAGGTTTCCCTTTATGTCCTCATGTTCTGTGTTATTGTGTTACGAGCAATACAAGTCTGAGCAACGACTAGCAACTTTCGCGCTTCTTGCACTAGGAGCTAACTCCCCTATGACTCGACAGGACTATGACCTGCATCTTTCATTCATCATTCAGAAATGATATGCTTTTTCTAACCAATATTATGCAGATTGAACTACTCTACCTATCTACTTCCGTTATAGCTGCGGTTAAACAGCGTCACTGCAATACCTGTTTGATTGGGTTTATACCTATGGTTAGACCATGTGAACCCAGACACATGATTTCATAGGCGACCGTATTGGTGCTTGCACAGGCCGGAAGGGACGGACACTACACTCGACATGATTCACACATATCCCAACAAGATAAGCTCTTTGAACTCTCATCGGCATAATCGCTTACGTCAACTAATGAATGGTACAGGCTATCGTCTATATCATCCATTTCTCTTAACAGGGATATTCTCAGCGGACTGACAATCCTCTGCACTGAGTTATCTTCCAGTACAGTTTTATGTCTATTTATAATGGTGGGGATGGTTTAATTGGACACATCCCCATAAAAATAAAATATTACTCAATGACGTTCCAGAAGATTTACAATATATTCTTTGCCTTTGTACGTGACTTCCGTATAGCTCCTGTCGTTATTCTTTGGATGAACAAGGAACCATCCTTTGTCAATGTACCGTTGATATGGCATGTACTTATTCTCAGGCGTGCGATAGATATACCCATGATTAACTAACCATCGTGACAGCTTGTTCTGTCCCATGCTGAAACGATTCCATACAATGTCTGCAAGGTCATTCATGGAATACGTTACATCCTTATCCTCGACATCATTGTTTTCAATCATGTCACGATCTTGGATACGCCCAATGTGTTTCAGGATGGCGTCCATGAATCGTCTACCGTTTCCTCTAGGGAAGTATGGTGCAACAAGTTTAAACGCATCTACAATTGTAATGTAAGGTTCGTTTTCAATGCGCAACGGAATGATTCCCGTCTTTTCAAGCATGACTTCACTACGACCAAGACGATGGTCAATCCAGTCTGCAACATCCCTTGCATTCACATAGATATAACCAATCGTTCCATAGAGTGTTACCGTGACACCGTAGGATTCTACATGGGCAACCACGCCAAAATTCTCATTCATTTCAATTTCCTTTCTGTGTGTCCAATGTTGCAATCACAAGACGTTAACCTTGCTCTTGCCGTTAGGTGGTGGGAGAAAGTAACGCCCACCTATGCCCCTCTTTGGACATAATAAAAGGACACGGCAAGGGGGCAAACCGTGTCCAGAGTGTAATTAAATTACCCCTCTATATATAATGTCGAAAAATGGGGGTAATTGTTCGGTAAAACGCAAAATTTTTTTTATTTTTTCTTGATTTTTTTATCAAGAGCGGATTTTAATAGCTTTGAACGCCTAGATGCTATCATTGCACGTTGAATAAGCTCGTCTTTAGAGTCAGAATCGGGCATATTTTCTATCATTGTAGCTGCTATGTCATACGGTACGCGCATCACAAGGCACTCGCTGCCACAATCTGCAAAACAACTAATGTTGTCATACATAGAGCTTTTCACATCCTGTATGTTCTTGAATCGTATCAAGCAATTCCTTCATTCCCAGCTTGTCCATGCAATACTTGTACAACATAGGATGTGTTTTAGACAATCGGACAAACCTACGTCTATCACCCTTTTCTAAGTGGCAACCAATCGGGCAAAACACACATCCCGTCCTGTCCTCTCCTGTTGTGGCATATTTCCCGTTCTTATCCTTTACAATGTCGCCATAAACACTAGGAATCTTCACATGACGAGTAACAATGTATTCCAATACATCTTGTTCTGTCCAAAAGCTCATGGGCTTAGACGATGGGTCTTTAGCGTCAAACGCATTGCAGCCATGTCGAATCCATGCGTTATGCCTAAGTCTAGATTCACACGCCATAGTTGCTAACATTGGCTTTGTCCCTGTTTGTTTCATGTATTTATGACCGGGCTTCTTTTTCATAACAGTGCAACAATATGGACTGATTTTAATTGGCGAATCTACCAGCCATGCCCATTTCATCTTATTCTTACACCAAGGGTTGCTGTGTCCCTCTTTATCGAGCCCATGAAATACATTGATTGCCCATTGGGAACCCTTGCGCCCATAGTAAATAGTCATTGCAACCTCTTTTGAAGGATATACCCATCCTTCGTCTTGAATTACCTGAAGAAAAGATTTCTCTGGACGAATGATAACAATATTGTCAAATGACTTCACATGATCTTTAACCTCGGGGAACTCCAAACCAGTGTCTACGAATACCCCTTTGATGTCAGGAAACATCTCGCGCGCAATATCCATCAGTACAGAGGAGTCCTTGCCACCGCTGAATGACACGTAGACATTGCCATTGTAATGATTGTACCATTCAGTGATTCTCAGCTTTGTCAGTGTAATTTTGTCATCAAGGGGAAGTGCCTGTAATTCCCTTAGCTCATCACTTGAGTGTTTCATCGTCATCGTCTACCTCAATTCCGATTTTTACAATGGCAGAAACGAAGAAAATCAGGAGCATGTTAATGAGAATCAGGGAAACACATACGGTTGCACGGAACATCTCTACACTATTCGCGCAAACCATAGCAACGACCATCATGATCGCACCAATTAACAATACCATTACGTTATTCATCCGGCATTACCTCCATACGTTTTATATTCCAACTTGTGAATAGCTCATTCGCTTTCTCTTGTACGCGATGAGAAACAGCTGCGGCATCTCCGTCCTCCTCTACGCACACCGTCATGTCTTTCAGCGTACCTTCAATACTATCATCATGTATCGTAATATAAATCAAATAAACACCTTCTTATGGTTCATATTCTTCTGCAATCCTCGACAACCTTCCACGGAAGTTCCGTGTCAGCTCAACCTTACGTCCAATGTGTTCAACCATGTAATTGCCATAGTCGACAAAGCAATGTTCCTTGTCGCCTGGATTGTCACTCTGACGGGAATCACCTAATAACACACATTTAGAATCATCATGAATGCGCGTCAGGACAAGACGCAGGTCACTCACGCCCATATTCTGTCCTTCGTCGATGATAACAAGGCAATCCATGAGGTTTACGCCGCGAAGGTTATTGTCTGTAATAAGCATGACCTGTTCTGTATTGACGAGTGCCTGAATATCTCTCTGTGAAAAGCCAAGGACTTCCAGTGCATCGTATGCAGCATAATATAACTGCGCTGTTTTCTGCTCAAGGTCTCCCGGTAAATATCCGTTGGCATAGCTGCGTTTTGATGGTTTGATGATATAGATGATTTTACTGATAACTCCATTGGCGAGCATATCAACCCCCGCAGCAAATGCAACGGTTGTTTTACCAGAACCAGCCTTGGCTTCCACAAACGTAAATGGAACCTCAAGGATGCTATCGAACATCACATGTTGTTCATTGGACATCCTTTTGTAAAACCTGTCACGATCCTTGTTGAACAGCGGAATTTCTTTGTCATTCATGTCTTGTCCTCCTGCAAATAAAAAAGACCATAGTATCCCATTTCAGAGACATCCTATGGTCTTACCTTGGTACATCTATAGTATATACATTGTATATACTATGTGTATCAATGGATATTATTGTATTCTATTGTTAAAACCTATGAAATACATCCATAGTTCTTCTAACGTCATTCAATGATTTGATTGAAAGAGTATAGTCTTATCAATGGACACATGGTTTATACAGTGTTCTGATTTGCTATCGCAAATACTTGCTAAAGCAAGTGAATCTATTTAATCAAGGGAAGGTTTGGAACCATCATTGCACTCACATTGCTTACTCATTAACCCTATGTCTATCATTGTTATCAACGGAGGAACTATGGTTACTATCTAAGGTTCTATCGTTGGTATCAATGTATTCTATAGACACTCAATGGATACTCAATGTATTACTATGTACTCTCATTGTCTGTCTGTTTATATTATTTGCGAAGCAAATGATTCACGAAGTGAATCTTCTAAAGGTCTGTTTACAGAGATTCAATGTATTCTATAGTATCTCTATGGTCTCCCCTATAACCCCAAAAGGGTATATTTTCCCCCACGACTTCCCTTTCTTTTCTCTTTACCCTGTCACTGCCGCCGTGAAGGTTCCAATGCATGACTCTGATTTGCACCATGCAGGTAAAGAGGAAATAGCCCGACTTCCTACAGTCAGGCAAGGAATATTCTGGGAGATGTCAACATCTTCCAAGGGAAAGAAAAGAGAAAAGACAAGGCTCATTCCTGTGTACCTGATACCAGTGTACGGCGGTTCCACCCTGTCCAGATTGAGAGAACAGTCACGCTGTCAACGAGTGACAATGAGGTCAATAAAATTACCCCTCTATATATAATGTCGAAAAATGGGGGTATTTGTTCGGTAAATCTCAAAAAAAATACAAAAAATTTTTTCAAACCTCTACAATGCCGTGTATGCTCATTTAGGTATCACCTGTATCACCATGCTCAAACCGTTGATTTACAAGGCTTTACGGCGATTCTACGGTGTTATGGCAATGGATTCCCTTGTTTCACCCTCGATAAACCCTTGTGGCGTAAGGGTTTGCGGTGTATTTCACTGAAATCATGGGATTTCCGCAGAGATGCGTAAAATTTCCACTGAGGTGCGCGGTTTGTGCTGTGACTATGCGGGCGATTTTACTGAGAACGTTTCCCATATTGGTACACGCAAAAGCACCCACCATGTCCGCGTCTAGTGTACAATTCAATGTGATTCTCGCGAATCCCTTATATATAGCCATTCTTAACATCATATTACTATATGTTATCACATGTATATTCTGATGACAACATAATATGATAACGTATCTCATTGAATGACATTGATATACATTGTAATTCCGATGACTACAACAATGCGCTGCTGTTCGAGTTAATGGCTGTCCGTTGATAACATATGAATAACCATTCATATATCAGTGGTATAGAACGCGCGTCAATCAGAATGCATTCTTATACATTCAATGTATATCTATACAATCTCATTGCAATCTCATTGCCCTACACTAGATATTCATTGTAATCCAGTGCCTTACATTGGAATTTCATTGCCCTGCACTAGAGTCTTATTGTAAACTAATTACTTACATTGGAATTTCATTGGCTGCCATTGATCCATTCCGCTGCATAAATCCATTTAATCAAATTGAATTTAGAAAAACAAATTCATTGATCCACATCGCGCTTGCGTCGGAAAACAATCTCATATCCTAGAATATCCAGGATATTGTCAATCTCATTAGCTCTTATACTACCTTCATTAATTTTTCGATTAAATGACTGCTGATTGTACCTAGTGTTATATTGTCTGTTATATTCTTCTCCAAAAGATTTTAATGAATAACCATTATCTGTTATTAAGTGTTTTATTCTTGTACTTAACATTGTATTATACATCCCCTATTACATACTATACATGTATGTATTGTATACTTATTGATATGTTATGTGTCTATTCATACTGTACATCTGTTTTGAAGCCTTTTTGAAATACTGCGATATAAAGAGCATTTGCGAGATATTTGAAGTATAACAACGATTTTCGTAGTAAATACAACATTTTACGATGTGCAGTACAACGTTTTTTGTAGTATACTTTAGTTAAAGATAAAGAGAGAGACAAAGAAGTAAGACAAACAAATAATATAATACTAACTCTATTATATCAAATTAGGAGTGATTTGTCATGAAGAAAGAGCTGGATCTTTACACAGAATTAAACAACAACCGTCTCTGGCTGACAGAAGGCAAGATCACGAGCCGTGAAGCTCGTGAAGTCGTTGAAAAAGCCATGTTCTTCATCAGTACTATGCCAGATGACGAGAAAAAAGACGTTCTCGTCGATATGGCTGAAAGCGTCAAGGCGATGCTTGATGTTACGTATGTGTTTTGGTGCAAGAATGGTAGTTACTTTGAAGAAGACAGAAAAGCCCTTGTCGCTGAGTGCCGTGCTAGTGATGTTACCTATGAGGTTGGTATGGATCCATTGGCAGCCGTGCAGGCCGCTTGGAAGAAAAAGGGACTCAAGGATGACCCATTCTTTCCCGTCGATTACTTTGTTGCTTAATTGACAGCTAGAATCTACAAGCGCAAAACCTTGTAGATTCCATGGTGCTAATTAAGTTATCTGAAAGGGGTTTTCAAAATGAAGGGATTTACAGAAGTTACCATTCAAAACCGTCCGTGTACCATTGTTTACAAGGGCGAGCACTATGCCGTCCGTTGGTTGTCTGGTCGTACCGTTCGCATGTCGAAGGAACGTATTATCAAGAAATTCCATCTGCATCACGACGCATTGGACAGGTACGTTGCAGGCGGGTTCAAGAAGCCCCATTGCAATGCCAATGAGGATATCATGCGCGTCAACCGTTCCCTCTGGTACGTTGAGAACGTTGCATTCTTTATTACAACGCTTGTCACAATGCTTCCTCAGGTTGCTATTGTCCTTGCCATTGTTATCGGATACATTGACGGCGCGGTTTTCCGTCCGTATGTCGCGCCAATGGTGTTCGGATCAATGTCGTTGATTCTTGCAAGTGTTATGCTTCCAGAGGTTTTGGCAAAGAAGTTTGATTTTGTGTTAGGTGTAGAACGTGAAGCGTGAATAGAGAGGAAGCAATTGCGATGAAAAAGTTTACCATCACGAAAACAAAATCCATGATTTGCCTTGATATAGAAGTCCGCTGTAAGCGAATGTCGACGGCATATCGCCACTTCTACCAGGCAATCGAACAGGCACAGAAAGATGGCGCGTTTGGTTCCTATGACTTAACTAGTGACGTTCTGGTTAAGCCAGAGGAATGTGACTGGCGATACAATACGCCAATTCACGACGACATAGAAAACACTGGCTATTGTGTTGGTTTGTATCCAATAAATAACGGCTGGTATTTGTGGGCGAACGTAACCTACAAAAGAATGACAATGGATTGAAAGGAGTTTCACCATGAAAAAGAACGTAAATGTCCCCATGAACAAGGTTTTGCCTGTCACTGATGATTTTATTGTGTCCCTTCTCAAGGCAGACACGGTAAACAACCGTATTTTCTACTACATGTCAGAGGAAGGCGGTGAAGGTTACAGTACTGACATGTGGCTGGACTACTACAAGCGCTATGCGGACGTAGTGAAGCCAGCAGCCGACGTGTATGGCGGTATCATGTTGCGCCCACTAGGGGACAATGGCGTTGAAGCGGTTTTGTATGAGAAGTAAGGAGCGTGATCCAGTATGAAACGGTTTGTCTATGAGTCGTGCACGGAATGGCACGGCAGCGGCTATACAACAACGACGAAAATCTATGCCGTTATCCCTAAAGTGGCACGGGACGCCATTGCAAAGGCAGAGAATTGGCATGGCTGCCATTGGGACGCGCCCGACGTGATTTTCAGCGAATCCGTAGAGGGCACATTTATGAGTAGAGAAGCGTTTACTATTATCAACGCATTGGGTGCCGTTGAGTATAACGACGATGAAGAAGAATAAGGAAGGAAGTATTCACCATGACAAAGATTTTGTATATCCCCCGCTCTAGTAATAAAAAGACGGGAGATATCAGTCAGACGTATAGCGCGTGCAATACGTGTCCCGTATCCTGTCCGTTTAAAGGCCATGGATGTTACGGCGAAAACTTCACGACAAAAATCCATTGGAAAAAGGCGAATTGCACGGAAAAAACATTGGCAGATTCTATGGCTGAAAAAGGGCATTCGAAGGTTGTTCGCCATAATGTCGCCGGCGACATGTGCAAGCCTGGAACAAGTGAATTGGATACCGCATTGATCCATGACTTGATTAAAGCATGGAAAACGATGAAGGTTACGGCGTATACCTATACCCATGCTGACAAAACGTCTCGTAATTTCGCCGTAGTCAAGCACGCGATTAAAAACGGGTTTATCGTGAATGTTTCTTGCGAATCCCTTGAGCAGGTTGAAGCATGTCATGAGAACAACATTCCGTCTGTTCTCGCCGTCTACGAGTGGGCAGAAAAAGACAAGGTAACGTGCCGGATCAACGGTATTACCTATCGCCTTTGCCCTGCATGTCATGACAAAAACGTAACTTGCCGTGATTGTGGCAAGTGTTGGAAAAAAGACAGAAAGGAAGTCATTGTTTTTCCTGCCCATGGTTACGGCAAGAAAAAGACGCGCAGCTTTCTGATGGATTTATAAGGGGGGGTTACCATGAAAACGATTGTCAAAAAATACAGTGTAGCACTCGTGAAAGAGTCCGCCCATAAATATGCCGATATTCCTACTCGCCTTGATGATCCTTGGAAAATCATTTCGTATGCCGATTCAATTTTGAATTTCGATGGAATGACAAAGGAAAACTTTGTACTCGTTCCCGTCGATACAAAGTTGAAGCCGTTGGGCGTGTTTGTTCTCACAACGGGAACAATCAACGCTAGTCTCGTTTCGACTAGGGACGTATTCCAGGCGGCGTTGTTATACAATGCGGCAAGCATTTTTGTCCTGCACAACCATCCTAGCGGGGATCCATCGCCCTCTAGGCAGGACAAGGGAATTACCAAAAAGCTGATTGATGCAGGAAAGCTGATGGAAATTCCGTTGGTGGATCACGTTATTGTCGGTGAGAACAAATACTACTCATTCAAAGTAGACGGAAAGGATGAAATTGAATGGTAAGGGAAATAATGCTTCTCGTGATCCTGCTGTTTCTCTCTATGGTGGCGGGATGGTTCTCCCCTCTCGCTCCCTGGTTTGATCTAGGCGGGTTCGTACACTCACATACAGTTTTAGGACTGTACGCGATTACACTAGGTGTATACATGTATCATAGAAAGGCGGAATGACTTATGTACAAACGTGTTTCTATTCGTGCTGCTGAGATTCGCAAGAAGTTGAAGGGAATTGGCTATAATAGCCGCATGGTTAGTGTCCGTTCATCACAATTCTCTGGCGGGGATGACATCGTTATCCGTATGAAGTCCGTAGACGTAGACGAACACAAAGTCAGAGAGATTGCAAAGGAATATGAAGACATTGCCCGTGATAAATGCAATGGTGAAATTCTAATGGGTTCTAACTCGTTCGTATTCGTTGAATGGGACTGGCAATTTATTGAGAAAGCAAAAGAGAAATGGTATAGCCTAGCGAAAACCATCTATAAAAAGCCGTGCATTTCCCTTGATAATTTCCATTGGATCAAGGATAGCTGTGTTCTGAGTGTATATGACAAGTATGGTATCCGTCATCAGTTTAGGGCAGGAATTGACGGAATTGCAGACGCCCTATTGTATGCCATTGAGATTTACAAAACAGTCAAGGAGAGTGATTTAAAATGAAAACAATCAAACTGTATTCTTACAACGAGCTGAACAGGTCTGCCAAGGCGTCCGCATATAAGACAATGGCAGCGGATCACAATTTCATGATTAAACAGGAGCTTGCAGGATGTGCAAAAGTCATCTGCAAGGCTTTTAGCGGTATCGAATGGGATGGCACGGCGTTTTATGGGTTCCAGGATGATAACTTTAGTATGACTAGTGCAATCATCGCCCTTGACGATATGCACAACGTAGAGTTGAAGAACATTATCATGTCTGAGTTACTCATCGACATGTCATGGAATACCTATGGTTATTCCCCTGCAGAATGGTTTAACAGCGCGTACAAGAAATTCTTCTACAAGTACAAGGCCACTCCTGAGTGCATTGCAAAGTACTGTAAGGATTGTCATAAATGGTTTTATGTGAATGGTGCTATCTATTATGACGAATAATTGGCAGCTAGAGTTTACAAGGATAATCCTTGTAGGCTCTATGGTGTTAACTATCAGTCAACTTATAGGAAGGATGATTAAAATGAAGAGAATGTACTATGCTGAACATTGCAGATGGGGCGTAAATGTGTCCTACGAGTCCATGAACGGGAATGCCTTTAGCTTCTATGCATTTGACAGCAAGGCTGCTCGCGATGAATGGGTTGAATCCCATGAGTGGGATGGCTATCCAAACAGGACGGCAGGAGAATCCACTAGAAAAGCCGTAGAGCATTGTTGCGGGAAAGACTTTAGTCTCGTGAAAGCCGATGAAGGTGTATGGGTTTGTTGCCGTAAAGGTTTAGAGTATATCGTAGAAATGGAATTAATTTCTCAGGATAGATAAGGAGTGAAACAGCATGTTGTATACAGGCGGAAGTTTTTCTGATAAATCAAAAGAGGACAATGTTATGAGCGGAACAGTCAAAAATGGCGTAATGGTTATTTGGCGCAAGGGTAACAAGAACGACTCGCCCATTATCACTGTTTCTATTAATGAAGTGGATCAGGCATTAGAAAAAGGCAGTGCTAATAGTGAGTATACACTTCGCCAACTAGCAAAACAAAAGGACTATGCCGCCGTAGAGATATGGATTGATGGGACTAAAAAACCGGTGTTGCGCCAGTGGCGCCGCTATTTTTGGGAAAGAGACAAGTCTTTGCCATATGAAGAACATGCTATTGATTCGGCGGTACGTGTTATCAAGAATCTTTATAAAATAGCAACGGGCGAATTACCTAGAAGCCCATGGGAAAAGCATTGGGAAGAAAAGGAGATATAACAATGGAAGAACGTATTAAGGAGCAGAAAATGAAAGAATTAGGAGAAGAATTGATCGCTAAAAATAGAATTATGTGTCGTACACATGACAATAACTTGCGTATGGTGGCGGCGCAACATGCTTATGCGAGATTAGGTATGTTGTTGGGATTAGCTGATTTAGACTATAATAATCCAATCGTTGCAGAAATTAGAAGAAAACAGGTAGCCATGTTTGGTAAACAGGCGGTTGTAAACATTCATACATTTTTCGCCCCAGGGGATCAACACAATAACTAATGGACAGCAATACAAGGGACAAGGTTAATCTCCTTGTCCTCTGCATGGTATTCATTAGGTTAGAAAGGTAGGTATATCATGGACATTAAGGCAAAGATTGAGAAATTACTGGCGAAAACGGTTGAGAATGGTTGCACGATGGAAGAAGCTGCGGCAGCTGCAAAGATGGTACAGAAACTCATTGGAAAGCACCATATTGAATTAGCAGAGGTAGGCAATGAGACAGAAACGGCAGACGGAGAGATTCTTGATGCAAAGAGTGTAAGGAAATGGGAAATTCGTTTAATTTCTACGATTGCTAGGAATATGCGTTGTGAAGCCATTGTTTCACATCGTTATACCGCTGGAAATATCAATAGGAAGTCATTCGTCTATATCATTGGTATGGATGCAGACCGTAAAGCTGTCATCTTACTCTATGAGAAATTACGGAAAATCTGTAAAATTGGAATGAGAAAAGAACAGAATTACCATAAATCCATGTATGGAAATGCAAAAGGGATAGCCGATAGTTACGGCTTTGGCTTTACGATGGCAATTAAAGAGGAAATGACAAAACAGGCAAAAGCACTAGTTCTTGTCAAACCAAAAGAGGTAGACGATAAAGTCCAGGAGCTTTTCCCGAACGTTAAAACGAGACGTGTCAATGTATCTTGTAATGCCCATGCCTATGACAGCGGTATGAGTGACGGGCATAGTGCTATGAGTGTTTCAGCGATTGAATAAGGAGGTATAACCATGAAAGAGTTTAACACTTTCATCCATGAGTTTACAGAAGACGTAAAGAAGGAATACAGGGAATTAGCAAGGGGAACGCCATGCGATGACTTGTATGCACTAGGGAAAATCCAGAGAATTGCCCTGGAACACGTTGCAAATCGGTACAGGACACGTAGAAAGGCAGGGTAATGACATGGAGAGAATCATTTTGGAAGCACATTCCAGAAGGGAAATGTTAGAGGGAATTAAACGATTCTATATTGATGGTATCTGGGAAATTAGAGAGGATGGCACGGTATATAACGAGATTGGCGGCACTGTTTCGCATTTTCATGTAGAGGTATGCAATGACGTTTGGAGGTTTGGCAAATGAAACATATATTGACATATAGAATTATTGGAGAACCTGAGTATGATTCTAAAAGGCAAAGAAAATGGCGTTCAGAGGGTTATTGCCTTGAAACAGATCACAGGGTATGGGTGCTGTATAACCTTGGGGAACGTCCATTGATACGAACAATGAAGGACAAGGTTATTAGGTCTGCAGCGGAAAGGAGATGGGAACACTATGGGAAGCACGAGTTTATGGCATGACTTCCTGGACGATGTCCATGCAACAAAGTCAGAGAACACATACAAAAGCTATCAGAATGCCCTGCGGTATTTCAAGGATGGTTCACTAGAGGAAATTAGGGCGTTTCTAGGCAATGACCTTGCGGATAGTACTAAAAAACAAACGCTTAGAATCCTTTGTATTGCCCTTGAATACAATGACATGTATGATAATGCTCGTAGAAAACTCATCAAATCATATAGGCCGAACATTGTTATACAGGAGTGTCCTACGGATAAGGACATAGAGCTTGTATGGGACAATCTATTGACACACAGGGACCGGGCCATGTTCGCCCTGATGGCTTACAATGGGTTGCGCGTTGGTGAAGTCGCTGGATTCAACGTGGATGATTTACTGAGTGGGGATAGATTGATGCTGCGGAATACCAAAGGAAAACACGATGCTATCATCCCATTGGTTCATCCGCGTGTCCTGTCTAGTCTCAGGGCATATATTAAGGAAAGAAAAAGTACATCCCCTGCCCTGTTCTTGAATCACAGAGGGGCACGCATAAGCTCTAATGGGCTTACTCAGCTGATTCGTAACGAGTTTCATGACAATGGTTTGCCATTCCATGCACATAGCCTGAGAAGGTACTTTGCTAACACATTGTCAAGGAATGGGATTCCAGTGCAGGATATACAGGTAGCCATGCGTCACGCCAACATTGTAACGACAATGGGATACTTGAATATTGATGAAGATAGGACGAAAAGTGTATTACAGGAGGTTTATCATGCAATATAAGGGCAATCGTGTATTCACAACAGATGACTTCATGAAAATCATTGGAGTTAAATCATGGTGCGGTATGAAAGGTTTTTGCAAAAGGAACGGCATTACGCCTATGAAATTATCACGGGATGAAAGTCTCTCTTTCTGTGATGAGAATGGATTCTATAAAAACTATCCAAACGGTTTATTGTTGTTCACTATTTCTGATATGGATAAGGCATTGCATGTCCAGGGAATCAGCAAGAGTCTGACACAGGCAAATCCAGATGGAAATGTTATAGCATTTTCCTGTCCGGAATTTCAGCAGCTACGGGTGATTGAGGATACCAATGGGAATCCATGGTTCATTGGTAAGGATGTTGCTGAAAATCTGGGGTACGAATACACGGCAAATGCCATGCAGGATCATGTGTATTCCGATGACAAGGCAACGTTAAAGCGTAAGAATGGACAAGGGGTTGTTATCCTAAATGAGAATGGTTCTAAAGTGGACAAATCGCCCACTTTGGAAAACCGTAGTATAAATGAGAATGGTTCTAAAGGTTCCATTTCACACCCTTTAGAGAATCCATTCCCCTCTCCTATCAATATCACGGGACTCAATGTGCCGCCGCGGGGACTCACGATAATCAATGAGTCGGGCATGTACAGCCTTATCTTTGGCAGCAAACTGGAGTCGGCAAAACGGTTCAAACATTGGGTGACTAGTGAGGTGCTACCGTCTATCCGTAAAACTGGCAGGTATTCTATGAAGGAATCTAATGATGGTACGACGAATACTATTGATGAGAAACTGGATGAGATCATGCAGCAGATTCAGAGTATCAAAGCATACCTTGTAACAAGGGACACGGCGCAGGTATTGGTGAGCAGGGAGATGATGAAGATATGATTACGGCAGGGATTTTCTTCTTTGTATTACTATCGCTTGCAACAAAGGATTAATGGGGAGGCACATTAAAATGAAACTGGTTGATACATACACGGGAAAAGAAATAGCGACTATTATAACGAATCATGGACTGACAATGGACGAAGCAATTAACTTATCTGGTATGGAGGAGATTGTGATTGATCCTAGTACAGAAGAAATTGGATACCGTGATGCCGATGGGGACGAGCATTGGTATGACAGTTTGGGATTACTGGATGATGAGGAGTGATTGCAATGAGGGCGACGATTGAAATTAACATTAATACAAAAAGGAAATATGGATACGTAAACTTGACAATGGGATACGGTAAATCTGTATGTGCTAGTATTGAAAAAGATGAATTTGATAGTGTTGCTACTATTGATAATGCATTAAGGGAAATTGTATTGGACTACATCAAGAAAGACATTAGTGATAAACTGGAAGATGAAATTTGGGACAATGAATAAGGAGCGTGAATAACAATGCTTTGGACAGACGGCAATGGGCATTGGACGAACAGCGTTAGAACAGCAAGGGATGGTAATTATTACAACCCATCTGCAAGGGAATTGTATGACTATATCGATGAGGAAACAGACAAGACTCAGTCCTGGGATGCAGTTGATGACGATGCATATGACCAGTTGGTTTATTATTGTGGTCTTGATATTGGCGACTATGATAACAGGGATGACCTTATGGATGATTGCCTTGTAGAAATTGAGAAGGAGGAAAAGGAGCGATAAGATGAATCTAAAGACGGGCAAAAGGATACGATAATACAAAAAACAAGGACTACCATTAAGATAGCCCTTGTTTTTTTTATTGCTTGCGTTTGCAGTTTTGACAATAGGTACAAAAGGATTCACAATTCTGGGACTTGAGATATTCAGGAAGGTGGCAACGGACTTTCCCATCTGGATCAGTGACATTTCTTGCAACGTCCATTGGATACCGTAGCTTATCCTTTGGCGTCGTAGCGAATAACATAGGTGAGTCCTTTTTCAGCAAGGTGCGTAACTCAGGTTTTACCTTGGAAATACGCTGCATATGCCGTATAACAGAGCTGCGTGTGTAATGAAGTTCTCTTGCAATCTGCTCTTGGGTAAATCCCCTAGCTGTCATTAAAAACATCTGCCAGTCATCGTCTGAGAGGTTTGCTTTTAGGTCACAGAGGGTTTTCATGAGTTCCGCTTTCTTCTCTTGGTTCACCAATACGCTACATGGTTCCTCTCCAGACTCAACGTAATCCATTGGCATAACATTGGACTTATTCTGGCTCCAATCCATGTAATTGATTCGACGTTGGAGATCATTGACATCAATGCGCCCCGCATTGTAGTCGTCAAGGAATTGCTCGATTGCATCCTTCATACAATCACCGCCTTACGAATGAGGTTCATGCGGTTCTCTGACTTGTTAAAGGCTGTATTGGCTGATACTTTATCCCCAAAAGCAGTTGCACCGATGATAATGGAACCATCTGGGAGCACTCTATTCCCCTTGTCATTCTTCCCTGCTTTCTTCTTGACATCCAGATAACGAACGTCATGGGAATAGCCCTTCATGCAATTCAGCAGTGAGTCTACATCCTTTGTGGCAATGGTCATGCAGTACAGAAACCCTGTGTCTCCATAGTCAATCAGGATTCTGATAATAGTCATCCCGTTAAGGTTCTTTTGTCTCATTTTCCTGTACTCCCAAAACCGCCACGATTTTCATCATCAAGATGGTCAACGGACTCAATAGAGACTTCTGGCATCTTCTTGACGATACGGAACTGAGCAATGCGATCTCCAACGGAAATCTTGCCAGCCCTCAAGGAATAAGCAGGGAATCCCCAAATATCGTTTTGGCCAGAGTACGCGCCGTCGATTACGCCGAGGGAATTGGTCATGATAATGCCATAGTGTTTGAATGTGGACGAACGCGGTAAAAGATGTGCTTCATAGTCATCTGGGAGCTTGCACGAGAATCCCAATGGAATGAGAAAAGAGATACCTGCGGGATACGTGATATTTACAGAGGATTTAACGTCAATCCAGTCGCCGTGTTTTTCAAATTCACATTTTGGGTTATGGTATTTTACTTTAATATTCAATGGAAAGCCTCCTGTTCTACAATTTGAGTCTTGGTTACTTCATGGATTTTATATCGGACTAAAGGGTGTTTGCCGTGTAATTCCGACGCCTTTTCCATTGCAGCGGCAACGGTAGAGCGCATTGCCCACACGTTGCCATGACTGTCTGCAATGAGATATGCCTTAATCGACAACACCGAAGTCCTTTGCATATGGCAGGGTTTTCACCATGTCACAGAATACATGCCAATGAGGGAGTCTATGGTTCTTGCGCTGTCTGTAAATGGTTTTCAGCTGCAAGTAATTTGTGGAAACCCTTGCGGTCAGATTGAGTCCAACAGGACAAGACAAAAGAAGTTTAAGATATGCTTTCTTGGCTGCTTTTGTTGTCTTTTCGTTCCCTGTCTGTTTTGCAATCTCTTGTTTGACAAGGTAATCATTCTGTAATTCCATCATGATGTCAACCATTCGATTGTCTACGGATTCATCCATACATGTTCTAATGTCCATTTTGGAGAGTCTATGCATAGTGGACTGGGAAGATACAATGTCGAACCAATGGTATCGTTCTGCTTCCGTCCAGACTTTAACAGGAGCTTTCAGATCAAACTGCACAATGATTCCTTTTAATGCACAGTCATGCCCTGAACCAGCAGGTGAAGAACCGAGTCTTGTCATGCGGAGAATATCCTTGTCTGTACATTCATTGGACCTTGGCTCATTGGACTTCATAGGAAATCCCGATGCAGCACAGGATTCATTCAGACCATATACGTGTATATTCTTGACTTCTAACAATGTCATTCCCCTTTCTTCATCTGATACTCTGGGTTGATAACCTTGAAGGAAAAGCGATTGCCTGGGAAACCTTGCAGCCCTTCAATGGGTTCAATCGGACGGATTACAATGCCCTCTCTAGGGAAATTGCCAAAGGTACTATTGCCGATTGCCATCTTCACTAATTCGTCAATATTGTCAGTCAGGGCAAACTCATTGACAATCGGAACCGTGTCAACGTTGTGGAAACCAAGGAATACATCCATAGTATCCTGGTCGAAATATCCATGCTTGGCGATGTCATACACTGAGAAAACATAGATATGATGCTCAGGTAAATGCAGGTGGTTGCCCTGTTGTTTTGGCCCGACAAATTCACCCTGAATAGCAATGTCTTTATCCAGATTGGAAATGAAATCAAGGAGCCCCTGTTTCTCTGCTGTTCTGAACATGGGAGACGTATTGTCTACTTCACGTTTCCTTGTACAGACACCAATATGGCCTTTGCTGCGGAAAATCGTACAGGATGAACCGTCGAGCTTTTCAGTAGCATAACAGGGAACGCCTTTGTACTTCGTGAGCAGTTCTGGAATATTCTGTGCTCGTACTTCGTCTGTCTTAGGAATGTACCAAGGGAAAGCACCGACGGTATCCATTGGCTGTTCTGGGGGTTCATATTTTACAATGCCAAGTTCCTTTGTCATATCCGTGCCAACAGGTGCACCTCCGTGATATTCCAGTGCAATGCCCTGAGAATATACACCGCGAATCTTCTGGAGTTTGATATGGGATTTACCTTTGAGAAAAGCAAAGGTCTCATTCTTCGGACAAATACTGTCTGTCTCAATGTAGATAACCTTGTCCCCAACATGGTATCCTTTGGGAACAACACATTGAAAACCTTCGATATGTGCCAATTCAATACGGTCTGCATTTTCAATCGGTGTAAGGTTACGGATTACCTGTACAGATGCCAATTTTCTCAATGGAAATCACTCTCTTTCTTTACAAGACTCTTTGCGTTGAACCATGACTTACGTACATCACAATATCCATTCTTGTCAGTCCCAATAGTTTCAACTTGGGCTTTCTGTGTGATTTTACCCGTGTCAGGATCAAGAAGCTCCTTGAGTCCAATGACAATCCCTTCTGATTCTAACGGCTTATACATGCGACCAATGATGATAACCTTGTCTCCAAGGGTCAACATGTGATTTGCAATGTCTTTAATCATTAGATTCACCACTTTCTAAGACAATGACATTCTTTGGTTTTACCCATGAATACTGAAACCGTCCATTGTAATGCTCTATACATAATCGTCCTTCTGGGTTAAAGTTACGGAATTTCAGGCCAAGTTTGTTGTAGTATTCCTTGATGGAAACAACCATACCCGCTACACCAACATTAATGGCGTAAACCTCGTCGCCAAGGTGTATCGTTGAACCAAGTTTATCAATCATACTGTCCCTCCTTTGAAATCATTAAGATAATGGGATTCCCCACAGCGGGGGAGCATTAGCATTCTGTAACGTCACCATGTCATTCCTCCATATACCAATGGTTGTCCTTGTCTTTCTTCCAGATATGCTGATTGGATGAACCACGGAAAGGAATATCTGTCCCATGATATTTCTCAACGTATTTGCCATCAATCAGACAATCAATATCTTGAAGATCGTCTTTATCAAAGGATAGGAAGGAAAATCCAGTGTACATTGTCGTATGCAATCCATTTTGTTTTGCCCATCTTGCAATTTCTTTTACTTGCCACATTTGATATGCAGGGTCGCCGCCAGAAAATGTAACGCCATCAATAAATCCGATATAGGATTTGATTTGTTTCATAATCACATCTACTGGAATTTCATCGCCGTCGTTGAAATCCCATGTGGATGGATTTTGACAGCCTTTACAGTGATGTTGACAGCCCTGAGTAAAAATGACATAGTTAATACCTTTTCCATCAAAAAGACTCGTAGGTCTTAATCCTGCAATTCTCAAAGAGCATCACCACCTGCATGAGAAATACGGTCACGGGACTCTGCAACTTTACCTGCATTGAAGTGATCCTCTGTAGAAAGGTATCCCGTAATGATTTTGGTCTCCTTGTAATTCGTACTGCCACACTTTGGGCATTTACCATCGGAAAAAGTACCCTGATAATGGCAGCCATTGCAGAAATCCATTACCCAGTTCACGCCACCATATACGATGCCACTGTCGGCGATGTAATTCAGGAGCTTCAACAATCCCTCTTTGTTGTATTTCGGTGAACGTCCTACTTCAATGTAGAAAATATCACCTGCATTGCAAAGGAGATGATATGGAGCTTCAATGTCAACTTTCTGCTTCATATCGACATGACACGAAACAGGAACATGATTGCCATTAGTAAAGTACTCCTTGTCTGTCACTCCATTTACAATGCCAAATTCATTACGACATTTCTTGAGCAGCGTATAGCAAGCACTCTCGGCAGGACTAGCGAACGTTGCGAAGTTCAAATGGTATTTTTCCGTGGCTGCATCTGTCTCGTGACGGATATAGCCAATAATTTTCAGGCCAAGTTCCTGAGCTTCCTTGCTTTCACCATGGTGTTTTCCCGTAAGAGCAGTAAGGCACTCTGCAAGACCAAGGAATCCAACGGAAAGACTACCGTTCTTTACCATCTGCTCAACGGTATCATCGGGTTTGAGTCCTTCATGTCCCTGCCACCACTGTCCAACAAATGGAATGTCCTTAACCTTGAGATTCTTCACGACATCATAGCGTTCCAGAAGTTCGTTGATTGCATCGGAAACGACTTCATGGAAATAGGACGTGAACTCATCCATGACATCCGTGCCGTTTTCCTTTGCTCTATGCTTTGCTTCCAGTGCGACATACGGTAAGGAAATCGTATTGAAGAACAGATTACCTCTTGCGTTTGTATCGGCACTGCCATTGACATTGCCACGGACAGCCGTGCGGCATCCCATCGTTCCAATGTTATCCAGTGACATTCCCTTGTATGCAGGAGAATCAGCAAAGACAAAACGCGGCTGGATACGCTTACCAATGCAATCCAGTGCTAAATCTGTGATGCCAAAATTGGGTTCGCCTGGCTTAGAATTGATACCCTTTTTGAATCTATAGCAAAGGTTCGGGAAAATCGGGTTCTCGCCATTGCCAAGACCTGCGATATATGCTTTGAAAAGGTTCTTAGAAATCATTCTTGCCCACTCGGATTCATCCGTACCGAAGTTTACAGAGCTAAATGTGACCTGTGCGCCACTACGGGAACGCATGGTATTCATGTTATACACAAAGGCTTCCATTGCCTGATAAACGGCTTTTTCCGTGTGCTGCAATGCAAGTTTCTCTGCTCTCTCGTGATTGACATAGCCGCCACTGACAACCCTCATGTCATCTTCAATGCGTTTCTTCTGCCATTCGTATTCCTTTTCGACATACGTCGCAAGGTCAGTGTCAAAACGAAGGAATCCCTGACCGCCGAACATATCGTTCTGGGAACTCTGGAGGATGATACAAGACAAGGCAACTGCACTAGAAATGCGTTTCGGGGAACGGATACTGCCGACACCATTGTCAAATCCATGAGAAAGCATGTCGCCCAACGGATTAAAGAAGCAATTCCATGTCAGGCCATAGTATCCAAGATCGTGGATATACACAATGCCTTTCTTGTGATTCTCTGCGAACTTCGGTGTCATGCGAGAGAGGAAATACGGTTTAGATACAGACTCAGCAATGCCATACATCTTGGAAGCAGCAGAGTTCTGTGTATTGGCGTTGTCGTGGTTCATTTCTGCAACAAGAGTACCAACGTTTTTCATGAGGTTGCTCTTTGCCATGCGAACCTCATTGCGTTTCTGTCTGTAAAGGATATATTCTTTAGCACATTTTTTATCGTGCTTCATCAAGGACTTCTCTACGCTGTCATGAATGGTATCAACAGACACATCCTTGTTAGCCGTACTGAATTTCTTGTCCATTTCCTCTGCGACTTTTGTAGCGAGCTGTTCATTGAACTTCCCGTAAACACTCATTGTTGTTTTCAGTACAGCATCGTGTACTTTCTTCGCCTTGAACTCCTCTACCCTTCCGTCGTGCTTGATTACTACCATCTACACATCACTCACTTTCTGTTGTTTAACATTGCCTTGATTTTATTTCTATATTTCTTGGCTTCATTCCGGTCGCGGAATACGTTGCCAAAAATACCAATGTGTTTGCAGCTGTATGCCCAATCCTTCTGCTTGATTTCCCCATCAATATCGATGTAACAAAATGTCTCCCCGATATGCATCGGTTCCCATTTATCAGGACATGGCGTAATATCCGTTGTCCCTGAAAACATTGCACCGAGCTGATTCAGTTGGGCAACATTGCCACCTCTATCGTAAATACCATGGTCAGTGATTCTGTATGGACATCCATAGATGTACCCTGTAGCTACCCTGACGTAGAATGGCTGGTTCATTTCTACACCGAGATACTCAGCCATCTTCTTATATTTCTCACACCGATCCATCATTGAACCTCCTGATTCTCATTTCTAACCGAGGATTTTCACGGTCAACACTGAAATCCTGTTGTCGACACAATAGCCATCGGTCGTTATTGACAATCCCTGCATTCTGAATGGAATCACAAAGAAGTTTCAACGAGTTGGAACAGTCACGTATCCGTCTATCAGGCCAATAGTGCCATAGGTCAACAATGACTTTCTCGTTCCCAACCGTTTGCCATCCCTGTTCTTCCATTGCAGATCGCATGGAATCCTCTGCGTTTTTCATCCACTCTTTCCCGCGCTTATTCAGGATTTTCATGCCCTTACGATAGAAGAACGCATGATTTTCCGTGATAGGCACGGGAATGGTGATGAGCAGCTCCCTAGTCAATACTGAATGCTTCCTTTAGATATTTCGTTCATTTCACTACCTCTAATTACTACATCCAATTGCTCGCCATCAAGTACATATTCATCGCCGCTATTCAACGCTACACGGTAAACGTTATTACCGAAGTCATAGGTAATCACGCCAATGGGATATGTGTATTCGATACATCCCTTCATGTAGAGTGGTGGGTTATACTTGATAGCCACCTTGTCACCAACGTGAAACATATTGAAACCTCCTTATTGTCAATGACAACTATAATTGTCAATCGAGACATAGTTAGTCGATTTCCCAACAATCCGGTGTGTCATGCAATGCACAACCATAGTGGGTGATATTGTTATCATACGGATACTCAATGGATAATGGACAATCCTTACATGGTTCTTCATTATTCCATGTTCGTTTGTCACAATAGCGTTTGATTTTGCACGCCATGTCATATGCTTCTTGCTGTGTCATTCTACATCCATCCCCTTGTTATGATTGCCACACCAATGAGTCTGATAGAAATCACACTGCTCATTTACGGAACACCATAGAGCACATCGCCTATTCGGGAATGACTTACTGCTATTCCATCGTTCTGTTGATGAACATGGTGGCGGACAAGTGTTGGACTCAATGGCTTCTCTGAGCATCCGTTCTTTGGTTTCGAAGTATAACCTTACCCATTTTAGCGAGATAAAATTGATAGGCACAATATAGCTAGGTCTAGTCAATCCCATCTTCTTGGCTTCGGCATCTACAGAACTACGAAGGAACATATTTACACAAATAGCTTTTACTGGAAGTCCTTCGTTCTCCATCATGTAACGATAGTAGTTGAGCTGCAATGCAATATCCATGATGTCACGGACACCACCTGATTCCCATACTTGTTCCCATCGCTCCTGTCCTTTGTATTTTCCCCTAGTGACTATTTTCTTTGTCCACCTAGGTTTCATACCAAGGCATCTCGCTATTCTTGCACTACGGAAAAACTTGAAATCCCATAATACCTGATTCTTCATGTCATAAGCATCAAAGGCACCGCTTGTAATATCATCGGTCATTCGATGCTCTGCCATCCAGCCATCTGGGGACGAATCTTCAAAGGCTTTATGGCTATTCGTGCCAATCATAGCAGCAATGCCACCCAATGGATCAACGTAGTAGTCACGAAGATGTTCCAAGTACACCATCCTTGTTGGCTTCAACAGCGTTGTAACACTGAACTTTCCGAACCAATGATGCGTGCTTTTTTCAGCGGCATTCAATGCAGGTAATGCCATACATCGATGGTCGCAATGTCCTTCAAGGCAATCCTTGAATTTCACAGTATCTCCGTTGGGACACCGGAATCCTATTGCTGACATTCAACTTCCTCCTTTCATCGACATTTTCAATTATACATCGTATAACTATCGTTGTCAATGAAAATATCAAAAACAATCTCTGGCAAAGTTATAGTATTCCTCTGCGATTTCAGGGTATTTCTCGGCAAATAACTGAGAGGTTTTTACAGCACCTTTGTTGCGCTTGGAGACAAACTGTGAAAATGTCTTGTGTCTACACATAGAGGGCTGATTACACCATGCAGCTAATGTCACGTACATACTATACCATGGCGATTCTCTATACTTTTCATATCGCATAACATACGCAAAACAACGGTACTGAAATAGGATACGTATTCGTTCAAATGTATCGGCAATATCCTGTTTCCAGAAATCATCATCGTATTTATCATTACGATCAAAGGCACACAATATATAGAAACGGCATTCCCGATCCGTATATCGACGAATCATCTTGAGTTTATTTATGATAATATCTTTGTCTGCAATATTATCAAAAGCAAACGTCGGAGTACCGTCATAGCGCATGGAAAACAACTTTTGGCACTTATTATCCGTAAGAATCCTCTCGTCCATTCCTTGCCTGAACTGAAAGGGAATGTCCATGTTATTTACTTCGTCTAGTACGGATTCCCATTCTGGAAGTCCGAAGAAATTATCATCGAGAAAACAGAGTTTAGGCCGTGACTCGTCGTAAAATTCACGGATAGGGCTGTGAGGAACTACCCTTGTCTTATTCTGATTGACACAGAACGGACATTGACGAAAACATCCCCTTGTCAGGTATCCAATGGAATAATCCGTGTAGAACTTTAGGTTATTCTTGGATACTCCCTGTTCAAGCTGCGACATTACAAAGTCATCATATAAGTGATAGTCAGGTATGTGATGTTCAATTTCATCTGGCAATGGCTTTGCTTTATCATAGAAGAACCCTGTTCCGCCATAGGTTACATTTTGTCTGTCCAGAACATCATTGGGTACTACTGTATCCGTGAATACCTTTGCAATGAATACTTTGTCGTATTCATCTAGTTCATCGTAGTCTGTCTTTAGTGTGACCCCCCATTTCCTTGTAATATCCAGACAACTTCATGCAGACAAGATTGGGAAAACGATGGTTTTTCCGTCCGATCAAATCCGCATCAATAATTGCGACATTCACTTCCATAACCATTTCCTTGTCCCTTCATCGAGCGCATCGGAAAACCATGTAAAAAGTCCACCAATAATATGTGTGATATAGATAATAAGCACAGGGAAAATACAAAAGAGAAGCCTCGTCCTTCTCTGGGGATACTTACGCCAAAAATCTTTGAAACTCTGAATCATTCTTTATCCACTCCTAGAAAATTCTCGTCAACTACTTCGGACACCTTGGATGTTGCAGGATCATACCGCATCTTGAATATGGTATTGCCGTTTTTGCTCTCACGGGCCTTATCGACTTTGATATAAGAGATATTACGGTTCTTCTCACGGTCAATCGGGGACAAACTTGTATCTACATCGGCTTTCCATAACAGCAGAATGGTATCACCGGATGCCACCTGTCCACCTGCGCCCTTAATATCATTCATTGTCGGTTCAGGGATACGCCCCTTATCCTTATTCTGGGATGCCTTATTGAGCTGCGACAGCATGACAAAGAGGACGTTATTGCGTTTTGCAATGGCTTTCATCTTCTTTGCAGTGGTCTCCTGTTCTTCTACCGTTTCGGTGTGGCGAAGATACCCAAAGTAGTCTACAATGACTACATCAATCGTACCAATGTGTGTATTGGCGATTTTTAGATACGACTCAATGTCATCAATGGACAGATCGTTTTTGTCAAGGATATACAAATGGTCTGATAGTTTATCACAAATAACCTGATATGTTTCACGATTCTCATGGATAAATTTCCGCACCTTATGTCTTGGAATCCCCATGATCTGTGCAACGAGAACCTGCATGACACGCTGCCTTGGCATTTCCAATGAGAAAAATAGAACTTTCAATTTCTGTGTAATGCACCAGTTCAATATCATCTGGCAGGTTGTACTAGTCTTGCCACTAAATGAATATCCTGCAATTACAGTGACATCCGTCTTAATCATTGTAATTGCATCGTCAATATTCATGAATCCTGTAGTAATGGCCTCGCCCTCCTCCATTTTGTACAGTGCGCCATACGCATCTTCTACCGTGACAAAATCCTTGAGCTTTTCGTCGATGGTATCTTCTTTTACAGAAAGCAATTCACGGACAAGCGATACATCCCTGTTCCATTCCTTGGCAAGATACTCTGCAATATCAGCGCGAACTACAGGATTCGATACAGATTTCATGTACTCAACAATGAGTTTTTCCTGTACCTCTTTATCGGACTCTCCCTTGATAATCTCTTTGGCACAGTAGTAATCCAATGACTCATACTTGCAATCCTTGGCAATATCAAGGCCATTCACGAGCATATCATTGAGGTCTTTGTTTCCATCTGGAATGACAGCGACCTTCACGACAGTCTGCGGGTGATATTTACGAAAGATTTCACGCGCACGCAAGACAAACTTCGATGCCTTACCATCGTTATCTGGTACAAGAATCACCTTGCCACCCTTGATAGGCCGTAAGATTTCCGTGACCTTATCCGCATGAGATCGTGTAATACTAATGCCACAATATGCCATACAGCAGAGTCCCTGTTGCGTTGCACTGGCTGCATCCAATGAGCCTTCACAGAGCATGACGCTCTTTGTTACACGGAGATTCTTGATAGTCTCATTGATGCCATACAGAAATTCACCCTTGACGAATAACCCAGGAACATTCTTAGAGTTCTTGTATTTACATGCTCCATCAAAGTGACGATACAGGAACGCTACACAACGTCCAAATTCGTCACGCATTGGAATAGACAGGACATGATTCTTGGTGCTGTATCCAAAGCCATAGAGCTTTATGGTCTCGTCTGTGAACCCTCGATTCTTGAGGTATTTATAGATGGACGCTAAGTTCCTTTGCATTCCCTTTGCCCATGTCTCGTTCCTCTGTACAATATCCATGTGAGTGTTGAACGAATCATCGGAATCAATGGTAAGACCAAGGTCATCACATAGTGTTTTTACAGCCTGCATGTACGTACAGGAATCACGGTGCTGAACAAAGGAAATCACGCCTTTACCCTGTTCATGACAAGAGAAGCAATAGAATGTATTGGTACTCGGAAAGATAGTGAAACTCGTAGGATTCGTTGCACCACTATGGAATGGACAGGTACAGCGATACGTTCCATCAGATTGCAATACTGCATCACTGACGTATTCAACGAGACTCCTACGATTCAACTGAGAAATGATATTACTCATCACCATATCCCCTTACACAATCCTGATAATAGTCACTCAATTCTCTCTTTACCTTGTCAGTGTTACGCATTGCTGCCTTTTCGGATGCAAAGACATTATTTGACTTATACAAGGATAAGTGCATTGGATTGTAGATGTCGAACTTATCCTTGGCAACCCCAAGAATTCCATTGACACGTTCAACGAACCAAAACGTGTCGCCATATCCAATATTGTCATATACATCGTCTAAAAAACAAACCCCTGAGAGCATGTCTGAGAGCGTTTTCGGCGCATTCATGGTAATTCCATTTAGCGTATATTTGAGTCCGTTTGGTGTAAAGAAGAAATTACCCGCTCTATCGTTGAGAAGAAAATGTTCTCCATAGTCTACGCCAAACATCTCGATGACCTTATCCATATTTTTCATATCAACACGCCCCTACAATTTCTACGGTTATATATTGTCTACCCCATTCCCAACATGAGGATTCATCGTCCATGTAGATGTCGAATCGTTCAATACCATAGCCACCACCAAAGCGATCCTTGACAACGTATTCCCTTCCATTGATACGTACAATGGTTCCAAACGGCAATACATCGTTTGCTACGGCACCTACATGAGGACGTTCGCCATTTGCCATGACATAGCCACCAGTATAGGCACTGACATTCCCCTGAATCCTACGTGTAACTGGAGTATTTACACTTGTTTCTATTGGGACTGCACGCAGCTCTGTGTCCTCCACATAGCTCGGATGCAACACCGATGCATCAGCCAGAGGAGAAACCATTGATACAAACAGCCCAACCATAATAAGTATTCCCTGCTTAATAAAATCATCTCCTTAGAATTTGAATAGCCCATCTTTGGATACATAGTCAGCCATGGAATATACAATAGCACCAGTCATGAACCCTACCGTGTATATTGCCGTGTACATGTCCATGAGATCATCCACTTGCTTCTTTGAATATCCCTTGTCTTTAAGGTGTTCCTTGATTGTCTCACGGAAATTTGACACCATTGGAAAACGATCTTCGTACTTCATCGAGATGGACGAAATGGAGTCAATGTCCCTCTTGTCCAGCCCCGTGAAACAAGCACTAATCATCTTCTTGTACTTATTCATGTTTCTTCTCCTTCTTATGCTTTGCGTTTTCCTCGGCAACTCTCTTAGCAACAGCCTTAAGATTTTCCTTGGCATGGTGCGGGGCAATGTCCCTGAATCTACCATTCATATTTCTACGGCGGTTCATGATGATCTGAAATCTCTTGAGTTTGTTATCGGTCATATCATTACATCTCCTTGAGTAATTTAAAGAAATCTACTTCATTCGTCTTGGTTACTTTGGCTACCTTGGTGTTCGTGTTCCAGTCACGCGCTGCCCAGAACAGCTGTGAGACGTTCATCTTTTTATCTGGGTTCGCCACTAGGAACTCATGAAGAAGATTCAAGACTTCCATTGGCTGCTTCTTGAAGAAGTTATAGAGTCGAAAGAAATTCTTCGTTGGCTTTCCATTGGCAAATCCATTGATTCTCTGTGACTTCATGTATTCCATAGTCAGCCTATGCGGTTTATTGCAATCAGCCCATGTCTTCATTGAGTCCACGCTCCTTCAAGAGAATCTTACGGATATAGTCGATACCCTTCTGCTTGACATAGGTGCATTTGTACACCACATCGTTATCCCCTGCCTTACAATGGTTTTCGATGAGTCTCAGGTACCCTGCATCGACATATTTCTGATATGGGTGATTGTCATTATCGAGAATACCTTTGTCACGAAGAAATGCAAAGAGCTTGTTGCGTCCAATGCCCATGTCCAATGTCTTAGCAACGTCCGCCATAGAGAACAAGGACTCTGTGTTGGCTACCGTGTCATAGAACTCTGCCTTGGGCAACATTACTTTGTTTTCAGCGCGTAACTTCTGACGTTCTTTTTCTTCCTCAATCCATTTCTTGGCACGCTCAACAGGATCAGAGATCATATAGCTATCATATGTAGCTTCCTTGAGTTTCCTCTCCATTCCATTGAACGCTTCAATGTATTTGAGTTTCCATTCCAGTGCTTTTGCTCCAGTGAATCCCATAACCAACAATGAAAAACCATCGCGGTTCATGAGATACATGGGATACTGCTTTCCACGATTCTCAAAAGTTGTTTTCTGGAAAAGAAATTTGGTGGCTGGATTTTCAGCCGCGAGATTTTCAATCGTCTGCAACACATTCTTGTGCTGCTTCCCGAAATGCTCTGCTACGCTACGGCTATCCGTGACAATCTGGTTGTTCTCGACTTTTACCAATGCTTCCATTTATGTAACCTCCTTATTTGTTACCAGTAAATAACCTTGTTTGTATTGGCATATTTAGCTGCACACACCATGTATCTATTCTTGAACGCCCTTACGAATGCTGTTTTAGAGCCATTCACACTCTGGCACAGGGATACTACATCTTCACTCGACATTACTAAATTAAGTGGATATTCTGGCGAGAACGGTATGGTCACAAGATAGTCATTGTGATTATTGGTCATTCTTTCAATACCACATCCATCAATCGAACGAATAAAATCCGAACAACTCTCGATTGTCATATCTATGTGATAAGGCAAGCATAATACGTCGATTGGGATGTCGAAGATTTTAGACATTTTAATAATGTTGCCAAGTCTAGGCTCTCGTTTTCCTTGTTCATAACACGAATAGGCCTGTAAAGTAATTCCAAGTTTCTCAGCGACTTCTTTACGCTTCATCCCAGAACGCTCTCTAATTTCTCTGAGTCTGTTTGCGAATACCATATCCATTAATAATTCCCCCCATACATCCAATGACGCTTGATTACTTCTTCACATGGTGTATAATACTCAGGAAAATCTACGTACGCCTTATTGCAGAGGACATTCATCTTGCACTTTGAACAATCCGCTGCCTTGCTATATTCCTTTGCCGCAATATCCAATGCATCCATTGATTTCTTCAAGAAATCATCCATACCTCTATCTCCTTATCTATCCTTGGGATCAATGAAAAGTGCCGAAAACAGTATTCCTAAGAAACTCCCTAAGAGGGACGCAAGGATAATCAATGTCATTCCGTTTCCCTCCTATACTTATTCATATTCATGTTCATGGCAGGAACACTTTTTCTCGTCATCCTCAATGATTTTGGAAATGGCTTCTAAGTGATCGCCAATAAAAACCAGTGCTTCGGGATTCTCAAATGGCGACTCAGCTATTGCATGGACAATTTGTGACATACCCTTTAGTTCTAAAGCTAACTGTTCGTAATTCACTGTCATTTCTTGAATCCCTCTACTTTCATCATCTCTTTGACAAACTCATAACCAACCCGTGTAAAGCGATGGTCAGCGATGAAGATTCCCTTGTTAATTAAACGGAATTTCTCATCCATGAAATAATGATTCATAAGGAAATCCGTCAACACATTGGTATCAACGTCGAGCCTTTTCTGGATGTCTTTGTATGTATAGACAGGGGTCATCCAGTATACATAATCTTCCTTGGCTTCCTCCATTTTCATATCACGCATTGCATCTGGAAGAACCTGTGTGTTGAACCAGTTACGGACAAGCGGTGTCCATTCTGCTTTACAGGTATTAATGAGTTCCAGTGCTCCATCAGCTGAGATACACATGGTTTTCTGTAACACATTGCGACTATCTGGAATATAGTAGGTATCCTTGTTACGATTACTGACATGTCGTTGAATTGCACCGCGTTCCTTTTTGTACCCCAGGATTCTTGCAAGGTCTTTTCCTACAACATATACCTTGTCATACAGTGCGATTGTTCGTAAAGATAATGAACCGTAATTATAAATCTTCATGTTTTCTCCTTTATGGTAAAACAAAAGGGGAACATGTTTTGTTCCATGCTCCCCCACTGTTCAATCAGATAGGAATATCTTCTTCAGACAGGAAAGAGTCATCTGCACTGATACCAAATTCACTGAAGTCATCATCGCCGCCACCGAACTTCACCCATTTATCAACCACGATCTTACTGAGATACAGGTTGATACCGTTGGATGACTTGTTCATCCAGTACGCACTCGGTGTGAATTTGATGCGAACCACTGAACCATTGCCAATGGACTCATCTTTATTCAACTTGCGTTTCTCCTCGTTGGAGAATACCGGGATGATTTTCTGAACTTCCTCGCCAGTCTCACGGTCACGCATGAACGCCTTGGTCTGGAAGTGAAAAACCAGATTGCCAGTTTCGTTGTTATCCTTGTCTGTCTCTGGATGATAACTAAGGCGATCCGTATCATTACGCCAAACCTTACCGGAATACTCTGGGCTGTTCTTGGCTTCATCGAGTGCATGGTTGATGACATCGAGCATCTTCTGCTCGCCGTCCTTGTCAAAGATTACGTCAATGCTGTATTTCTTTTTGTCCTCATACTCATCAATACGAGAGTTGATTTTCGCCCACATTGCTTTCCCCTTGGGCGATACTCCAGCGTTGAACGACTTGCTGATAATGTTTGCCATATGGCAGACCTCCTTGAAAATAAGTAACTATTTCTATGACAAATATGGTTATATATGGTACAATCAACGTATAAACCATTTAGTGATTATTGTTGACAACCATATTTGCCTTTCGACAAGTCTTATTATACGACGTATAACTATCGTTGTCAACAGGGTTAGGAGGATTTTTTATGAATCGCATCAAAATGTTACGAGAAGCCAAGGGGCTAGGATTGAGAGAGCTTGCTGCTGACCTTGAAAAACGAGGTACACCATTAAGTTGGATGACCATTAACAAGAGCGAGAAGTCAGACTCTAACCCTAGCTGGAAAACAATCAGAATCCTTAGTGATTACTTTGGTGTATCTGCTGACTATCTCATGGGAACTGACATTACTGTCGCTGCTCACAATGATAGCTCTACAGGATTGCCACCAGAATTACAGTTAGCCGTAGAGAAGTTTTATCGGGAACAGCAGGAGAAACATGGAAAGAATGATTGAGTTGGCACAGTCTGAGCATATCATAGTGGAACCCGCAGACTTTCCTTATCCACTTCGCGGCATTTACATTGACGATGGAAAGATGAAGCTGATTGGCATAGCAAAGGATATTGACACATTGGCAGAACGACGTTCTGTCCTTGCCGAAGAACTTGGTCATCACTTCACATCCGTTGGAAATGCAACGATATGCCATTGTTATGCAGATCGTATCTCTATTGACAAGACAGAGCACAAAGCCATGGTCTGGGCATGTCATTACCTTGTTCCAGAGCATGACTTAGACAAGGCTGTACAAATAGGGCATGTATCTTTGTCTGACTTAGCAGAATACTTTACTGTCACGGAAAGATTCATGGCATTTTGTATTAAGCTGTACAAAGGTGATTGAAAATGAGACAACGTTCCTCTTTGGGTAGTATTCAGCAGCTCCCTGATAAACGATATAGAGTCACGGTCACTGTTGGTTATACCTATGATAAAGACGGAAAGAAGAAACAGAGACGCCATAGCCGCATTGTGAAGTCTATGCGCGAAGCAAGGGAACTACTACGGAAATATGATAAATCCGTATCTACTTCATACACGCTTCAAGAGGTCATCCATATGTATTTCCAAGATAAGAATCTAAAGACCTCTACTAGAAAGACATTGGAAAGCGTGTTCAACACCTGTTTATCCAATATGTACGCTAGGAATATCGGTTCTATTCAAGGGAATGACATTGATCGTATGTTGGATGACATGGACGCGGCAGAGACAACAATGAGTACCAGGTGCTCTAAGATACACTCCCTGTTCTTATATGCCAAGCGCAAAGGATTCATACAGGATGTTCCAGCATTTGGAAACAGGGGAAACGTCAGGCATACAAACACTATGAAGATATTGCCCACAATGGAAGAAGTACAGGACATTATCCGTGCTGCCATTGAGAGGGCATCCTATCCATATCTATACCACATGATGCTTCTCATTGTATCCTCTGGTATCCGTGTTGGTGAAGCGTGTGCCTTACGATGGAAAGACATTGACTTCAAGAATGACACGATTAGTATTGTCGCTACAATCACAAGAGGGCAAACGAACTTTGAATATTCCCAGAACTTAAAAACAGAGTCATCTATGCGCATCATTCCTGTTGGCCATTCTATCCTAGAGATTATCAATGAGATACCGAGGAAAAGCCAGTTTGTATTCTACGGACGTAAATATTCCTTTGTTCCTCCATCGACAATCAATAGGAATGTCCGTAAACTATTCGATGAACTTGGCTATCCGAAACTACGGATATACGATCTTCGCCATGTCCATGCCACTCAGTTACTAGCGCATGGTGTTGATATAAAATCGGTTGCTCATCGTCTTGGTCACGCATCACCTATGACCACCCTCAATGTCTACACGCATTATGTCGCAGATAACGACCGTAAAGCAGCGGAACTCATGGGAAAGCTAGTGCTTAAAAAGTGCTTAAACACCAGAAAAACAGAATAACCTCCATAAAAACCAGAAAACCCCTATAGCTACAAATCTAGTAACCATAGGGGTTTTGCGTTATTCTGATACAGTCATAAATGTTGCTAATTATCTAAAAGCAACA